CTATGAGAAGAGACTACAACGATCCTGATTACAAGAAATTTAGAATGTCTGTATTAAACAGAGATAGATTTAAGTGCCAAATGCCTAACTGCAAAAGTAGAAAAGACTTACATGTTCACCATATTAAAACTTGGGCAAACGCTTCATCATTAAGATATGAACCTTCTAACGGAATTACATTATGCAGGTATTGCCATAAATCTATCACAGGAAAAGAATCCCACTATGAAAATTTATTTAGAGAGATAATTGATGGCAAAATATAAGCAAGCTCCAGAATTTACTGTAATCAAAGACACCAGAGAGCAAGATGGTTATTTTTTCAGTAAGTTCAATACTTGTGCGGGAATGGTAGAGCATAAGCTTGACACAGGAGACTATACGATAGAGGGCTTAGAGGATAAGATATGCATAGAAAGAAAAGGTTGCGTAGAAGAGCTTGCGATTAATCTTGGTCAGAAAAAATATGCATTCCTGAACGAAATAGAAAGAATGGAACCATTTCCACATAAATATTTAATTCTTGAATTTTACTTAGAAGACCTTATTAAATTCCCAAAAGACACAAGAATACCAGTAAAGAATAAGGCTTCATTAAAAATTACTGGCAAGTACATGCTAAAGTGCCTAATAGAATTTGAGTTATACAATGACGTACACGTACTCTTCTGCGGAGACAAACATACAGCATTCCTTGCTGTTAGCAGCATTTTCAAGCGGATTAACGAAATGTATACTATCGGGAGAAAGACATAAGATGAACAACAATGACAAGGATCTCCTTTACGATTTGCATAACTACGGTGCTAATCTAGACACTAGAGAAATATTTCTTCACAATTACTATACTTCTGGAGATGACGAAAATCCGGGAGTAGAGTACAAGATGTCAAATACTTTTCTAAAAAATCTTCGTGCATTAGAATTGAAATCAGATAAGCCAATATTAATACATATGCAGAGCGTTGGAGGAGAATGGTCTGACGGGATGGCAATTTATGACGCAATCACAATGTCAAAGTGCCACATTACAATTATCGCTTACGGACAAGCGGAATCAATGAGTAGTATTATATTCCAAGCTGCTGACTCAAGATTAATAACACCTAACACGTATTTTATGTCTCACTATGGAAGTAGTTCGGCAGGTGGTCATTATCTTAATGTTCAGAACTGGATTAAGTATGAAAAATACATATGTGATATTATGCTTGATATTTACGCATCTCAATGTGTTAATGGTCCATACTTCTTAGAAAAATACGGAAAGGGCGCTACGACCAAAGTTAAAAATTATTTGAATACCAAGCTTAAATCTGGAGATTGGTATATAAACGCAGAAGATGCAGTTTATTATGGATTTGCTGACAAGGTTATAGATTCATGGCAAAAAATAAATTAAAGACAATCGATGAAGCTTGGCTTGGCCTTGATTCTATCAATGCTGATTTTTTCAATCCAATGTCAATATTAAAAATTGACGAGGATGATTTTCATTTAAGATTAGCTTGGTTAATGACTAGGCCAGAATATTTATCTTTTATAACCAACCATATTCTAAATATACAACTACTACCATCTCAAGCGTTATTTCTTAATGAACTTTGGAATAGAAAGTTTCCAATGTTAATTGCTAGTCGAGGTTTTGGCAAGTCTTTCATGCTATCCCTTTACGCCGTGTTAAGAGCATTAATATTACCTAAAAGAAAAATTGTCGTTGTTGGTGCAGCATTTCGTCAATCAAAAGTTTTATTTGAATATATGGAAACGATATGGCGAAATTCTCCAATGCTAAGAGATATATGCGACGGAGATAGTGGCCCAAGGAGAGATACAGACAGATGTACTCTTAGGATAAACGACAGCACGGTAACTTGCCTGCCTCTTGGCGACGGGCAAAAGATTAGAGGTCAGAGAGCCAATGATATTATTGCTGACGAATTTGCTTCTATACCTAGAGAAATTTTTGAAAACGTAGTTGCCGGTTTCGCAGCTGTCAGTGCAGACCCAATAGAAAACGTAAAACGTCTAGCTTCAAAAAACAAAGCGAAAGAATTAGGAATCTATATAGAGGAAGACAAAACGCCAGAAAAGCTGGATAATCAGATAACATTATCTGGCACAGCGTATTATGATTTCAACCACTTTGCTTCTTACTGGAAGAAATGGAAGTCTATCATAAACAGCAAAGGCGATCCAAACAAGTTAAGAGAAATATTTGGAGAAGATCCACCAGAAGACTTTGACTGGACTCAATATTCAATTATTAGAATGCCATACGAACTTTTACCAAAAGGTTTTATGGACGCAGACCAAGTTGCTAGATCCAAAGCAACGGTCCACACTGGAATATACCAGATGGAATACGGCGCTTGCTTCACAAGAGACTCTCAGGGCTTTTTTAAGAGGTCTTTAATAGAATCTTGTGTTGTTGGAGAAGAAAACCCAATTTCCAATCCTGACGGCTCTCAGATAATTTTTGAGGCATGTCTGATGGGAGATCCAAATAAGAAATACATCTTTGGCGTTGACCCAGCCTCTGAAGTGGATAATTTCAGCATTGTTGTGCTGGAAGTTCATCCAACCCATAGAAGGATTGTTCATTGCTGGACAACAACTAGATCAGAACACAAAGAAAAAGTCAAAAAAGGATATTCAACTGAAACAGACTTTTATTCATATTGCGCTAGAAAAATAAGAGATCTAATGAAATTATTTCCTTGCATACATATCGCTATGGATGCTCAGGGTGGCGGCGTAGCCGTCATGGAATCTTTACACGATAGAGATAAACTTAAAGAGGGTGAAGTTGAAATATGGCCAACAATTGATGACGATAAACCAAAAGATACAGACGGAGAATCTGGATTACACATATTAGAAATGTGCCAGTTTGCTAAATATGATTGGTTAGCAGAGGCAAATCATGGAATGAGAAAAGACTTTGAAGATAAAGCTCTATTATTCCCACATTTTGACACACTAAGTTTAGCCTTCTCAGAACACGAAGATTCCTTTAAGAATAGAATGTATGATACTTTAGAAGAATGTATTATGGATATAGAAGAACTAAAAGACGAATTATCTATGATACAAATGACCCAAACCTCTGCCGGTAGAGATAGGTGGGATACTCCAGAAGTCGTTGTTAAAACAGGAAAGAAAAGCAAATTGAGAAAAGATAGATATTCTGCATTATTGATGGCTAATATGGCCGCAAGAGTATTGCAAAGAACTCCTACTCAAGCAGAATATAATTTTTATGGAGGCTTTGCCACTGGTGGACATAAGCCAAAGAAAAACGAAAATTTATATACTGGACCTAGCTGGTTCTCTGAATCTATGAAAGATGTGTATTAATTAATATGCAATTGAACTACATTCAGATAACAATACAAATGGGAGCTTTCAATGAGTAAAGATGATATGATAACTTGGTCGGAAAATGATTTTTCCAGTAAAGAAAAAGCTATGGCAAGCTTTTCTGAAAGCGTAGATTCTTACACTGGTTTATCTAAAAGTCAAGGCAGTCACTATCGTCACTTCATCGACATTGAGCCAAATAGATCCGTTAAGCCGGGATTTCTTGCTAGCGACTACTATGCGTTCAGACCAGAAGAGGCAGTACCTCAACAACAAAGGCGCATTATTAAAATGTGCATGGACGCATATGATAAAGTCGGTATTATACGAAATATTATTGATTTAATGGGTGATTTTGGAAGTCAGGGCATTCAGATTGTTCACAGAGATAAATCTGTTGAAAAATTTTATCAGCAATGGTTCAAAAGCATTAATGGAAAAGAAAGATCTGAAAGATTCTTAAATAATCTATACAAGTGTGGAAATGTTATTATTTATCGTAGTTACGCAAAGGTTACTCCCCAGCTAAACAATTACATGAAGGCGCTTTCTCAAGATATCAAAGTAGAAATCCCTAGCGCAGTAAAAGATGAAATACCTTGGAGATATAATTTCTTCAATCCTCTTACTGTAAAAAATAAGGATGGCAATTTATCTTTATTTATGGGACTACAGAATTACACTATAACAACAAACTCTTTCTTTGACAAATTCAAGGCAGGAGATATTCCTAACCATGTATTAGAGACTTTACCGCCAGCAATCAAACAAAGCCTTATACGTGGAGAAAAAGATATTCCTCTTGATCCTGAAAGATTAAGCGTTTTTTATTACAAGAAAGATGATTGGCGTCAATGGGCCAACCCAATGATATATGCCATACTTGACGATATTATCATGCTTGAGAAGATGAGACTAGCAGATCTATCAGCACTTGATGGCGCTATTTCTAATATTAGACTATGGACGCTTGGTGATCTTGAAC